CTGAACTCTGCTAAATTTGTGAAAGGCGCGCGGGTCACTGGTGAAGATACAGCACCAGTATTTATCTTCCCGCTGGGCATTCCAAACGTTAAGACTGCAATGGATCGCGCAATCGAAAAAAACCGCTGCGCAGTAGCTTTGTCTGACGTTGTTGTTACGCAGCTAAACCACGCGTTTATTGTTGGCCAGATTGGCTACCGTATTGAGGGCACCTCGGTAATTGACCGTAGCCAGCCGGGTTGCGAAAACGCTAACTGATAATTAAGCCACCTCAGGGTGGCTTTTTTGTATCCCTCATCTGAAATCAAAAAATCAGGCATCACGTTGCGCTGTCGTGCTCACCTGATAGGATTAGCCTCATCTTTTACTGATGGGGATAGCATAGTGAAACGGTTTTTTCTAATAGGATTTTTGGTTGCTGTATTGGCTGGATGCGCTCAAGAGAGACCACTTTCGTCTTACGATGATACAGGGCTGTGCACCCTGAAAGGCCAGGCAATGGGTTATGGAAATACTGATATCATCCCGAAGATACAGGCTGAATTTTCCCGCCGAGGAAAACTGTCAATTAGCCAGGCAGATTGTGATACCTATGTGCAAACAGGCCAGCAAGATGCGCGAGTTAAAATGAAAACTAGCGATAGCATTATTCAACAGTCAAACCAAACAATGACGATAAATGCCATCAAAGGTTATTGAGCACCAATTGAAAATGTAAACCCCGCCCCGGCGGGGTTTTTTATTGCCTGGAGGAAAGCAGATGGAAAATGTAGGTGGCATTTATTACGAAATCAAAGCCGATACTCATGCACTTCTACAAGCAGATAAGCAGGTAGAAAACATCACCAGTAATATGGAGCGCGGCTTTGAGAAAGCGGATGATGCTGCCGATGGGCTGAATACTGGGCTTAGCAAGCTGGCCTCTGCCCTGAAAGCATTGATCGCAGTTTCTGCACTGCGTGAAATGGCCCGCATGGTGCAAAGCTACCAAGAGATGGCCGAACGTGTTCAGATGGCGACCTCCAGCCAGGATGAGTTCGAGCGCGTACAGAAGCGCCTGCTTAATACTGCTAACGGCACTTATCGATCGCTGGCAGAGGCCCAGGAGCTTTATATCCGCAGTGCTGACGGACTGCGCAGCATGGGGTACTCCACCGAACAGGCGATCGACGTTCAGGACTCCATGTCTTACGCGTTCGTGAAGAACGCCGCGTCTGCCGAGCGTGCTGATTCTGCTATTAGTGCCTTCACCAAAGCGATAAACACCGGCACCGTATCTGCCGACCAGTGGGAATCCATCACCACTGCCATTCCGACAGTCATTAACGATATTGCAGCAGCCAGTGGTAAATCAGCAGCAGCAATCCGCGCCCTTGGAGCTTCAGGTAAGCTTACAGCTTCGGATCTTACCGAAGGTCTGAAACAATCACTCGATGCAAACACAGCTGCAGCTGCTGGCATGTCTAATAATCTGGTCGATGCCAGCGTCAGGATGCGGACCGCCGTTACCGCTATGCTGGTGGCAGTCGAAGGGCAGACCGGAGTGATTCAGGGCTTCACCAACAGCATCATTACCGCCGCCGATACGATCCTCAGTTTCTCTGAGAACTCCGAGGCTATGTCGGGCTACATCGACAGCGCAACACTCGCTGCCAAAGCTTTCGCCCTGGTAATGGCTGGACGTTACGCCGGATCGTTGAAGGATGCTCTCAGCGGGAAGCTGCAATCAATTGCTGCTACCCGTCAGCAGACAGCGGCAGAGAACCAGTCTGCCCAGTCGCTGCTTATTGCGGCTAACGCAGCGCAAAGAAAAACCCTTGCTGATAAAGAAGCGGCATTCTCAGCCGTTGCGCTGGCTCAGGCTGAGCTGAATGTCGCGCGTGGAAGTAACGCCGAAATGACGGCACTGGAAAACCTTAGCGCAGCGAAATCCCGCGCCCGGGCTGCTTCGCTAGCGCTGGTAGAAGCAGAAACCGCCCAGGCTGCAGCTTCTGCCAGAGCTGCGGCTGCGGCACGCGCTGCATCGGTGGGATTTGGCCTTGCTCGTGGCGCTCTTTCACTGATCGGCGGCCCAGCGGGTGTGGCAATGATTGCCGCATCCGCATTGCTTTATTGGTGGCAAACTGCCAAGCAGGCGAAGGAAGAGGCGGTTGCTTTTGCTGACGGTCTGGACAAGCTCAACAGCTCTATGAAGACGATGAGCAACACCCAGCTTAGAGGGGCTATAGCAGACGCCAATATCGCCCTGAAAGGGCTACAGGGATCCATAGCGGATTCAACCGATGAGATTGAAGATCTCACTGCTAAACGTGATGACTACATAAAGAAAGGGAGCCAGTTCAATACGACAGCAGAGCAAGGTAATGGGTTACTCCAGAAAGCAGCAGAGCTGACCAATCTGATAAACCAGAAAGAGCGCGATCGTGCGGAAAATCAGGACAGGCTGACTCGTACAGCCCAGGCCCGCGATAGCATGGAGACCACTCTTAATAACAATATGCTCACCTCGATGGGGATGCATGATCGCCTAATAGAGAAAGGTTCTACCCTTGAGCAGGTGCAAGGGGCTGTGGCCAGAGCCTTTGGCAAAACAGCCGATGAAATCAACCGGGCCAATCAGGCCGGGCAGAACTTCAATCCTAAATCATTGCAGATCGCCCCACCAACTGTCGATGGCGATAAAGTAATCCTGAACCTTGAAGAGCAGAACGAGCTTCTGAAAATACAGGATGAACGCCAGCGGGCAGTAGCAAAAGCCAGAATGGCGGCGGCTAAGGTTACTGACAACCCTAACCAGATCGCGTCTGCTGAGCGTCTGGCTGCAGAGAATTACGATCTACAGGAAGCTGAGGAGGCTCGACGCAAAGCCCAGCAGCAGAATGAACAGCAGGGCAAAAGCGCAGCCACTCAGATGGAGGCCAACGCCCAGAAAATTGCTGATTATAAGCAGCGCGCAGAAACTGCTGCCGGGGCAACACAGGATTTGTCACGCGAACAGGCCATGCTAAGGGCTGAGCAGTCTCTTAATAAAAGCGCTACGGCTGGACAAATTGATGAAATAAGAAAATATGCTGCCGCTGAATGGGACGCAGCTAATGCTGTTAAGCAGCGTCAGCAGGCAGAGCAGGGGAAAAAATACGCAGAGCAGGAAATTGTAGCGGCAAAGATTATGCCTGATGCAGTTACCGGCGCTGTGGTAGATCCTTTAGCTCAAATCGATTTGCAGGAGCAACAGAAGCTAGCTGCTTTAGCAAAATACCAAGCTATTGATATCCAAAATGTCCAGATTTATGAAGACGCCAAAACTGCTATTCAGCAGCAGGCTTCTAATGCTCGTAAAAAAATAGCTATTGATGAAGCGAATGCTCAAGCCGCTGCGATAGGCTCAATTCTTGGGTCCGCCTCTCAAGGTTTCGATAGTTTGGCGACAATGATTCAAAACACCTCAGGGAAAAGCAGCGGCGCATACATTGCGATGTTTGCCGCAGCAAAGGCGTTTGCCATCGCACAATCGACCCTCAGTCTCAATACCGCCATTATGCAAGCTATGGCCGATCCTACAGCGTTAACACCGGCACAAAAACTTGCTAACTACGCTGCCATTGCCTCAGCAGGAGCCTCGCTCCTATCAAACATTGCCAGTGTAAGCATGAGCGGAGGCCGTCGCTATGGAGGCAACGTCTCTGCAGGCAATGCCTACCGGATCAATGAAAACGGTGAGTCTGAAATATTCCAGACGGCTGGTGGTCAGCAGATGTTCATTCCTAACCAGTCAGGAAAGGTCATTCCGGCGGATAAGGCTGGTACTGGTGGCGCGGCTGTCACACAGGAGGTGCACTTCCATATTCAGACTACCGGCGGCATTGATGACGCAACGATGGCAAGGATGGCGCAGATGATGAAGCAGGTCAGCCTCAGCCACATCAAAGACCAGAGCAGCCGCCCCGGCGGCATGATTCAGCCGAGGACAAAACGCTAATGGCACAAACATTCACATGGACGCCGCAGCGAAGCTACAGCGTTGATCGCACGCCGAACGTAGCCGTTGTTAAGCTGGGCGATGGGTACGAGCAGCGGCAGGTTAAGGGCATAAATCCGCTGATGGCGAAATACAGCCTGGTGTTTCGCGGTGTAGGCGGGCCATGCAGGGCGAATACGGCAAAGGAGGCTGAAGCCTTCCTGCGGGCGCGTATGGCGGTCGAGTCCTTCTACTGGACGCCATCCGATACAGGAGTGCAGGCGCTGTTTGTCTGCCGATCCTGGGGCATGGTTAAAAACGGGCCGCTGTACGAACTGACGGCCACATTTGAACAGGTACCACGATAAGGAAAAAGCTATGAAATTTTTTGAATTACCTGAGTGCGTGATTGAGGAGGCTTCTAAAACTCTTTCTCGCGAACTCGAGGGCATACTGACATGGAACGAAGATAAACGAACGGAGAAGGCGATAGCCGTTGCCGAATCCGTTCGTAAAAGCTTTCTTAAATTGTTTGATGAAAGCTAGCTTTTGCCTTCATCTTCTTTCTTAAAGTGTTGTACCGCCTGGCTATACATCGACAACAGGTTAGAAATATCCCCGCCTGAATAAACAGGCACTCTCTGAGCCCTGACTAATTCAATTAATAGCGCATATGCTGATTCTTCGGGTGAGTCTTTCGGGTTTACAAGTCCGGACATCTGAACCTCCTTTTATAGTCGAAAGTTCAGCCTAACCTTACT